AGCGAAGTCGGTTCCAAATGGCGCCAGGACCGAGGGCTCGGGCAACCGGGTCAGCGTGAAGCGATGGTGGGGGGTCTGGGATGGCTTGTAGCCTCCCTGGTCCAATTTTGAATAAAAAGAGACATCTGTCTCTCGAAATTGTATCATCCATCTTTTAACATATTTTAGTAGCCTATGTCAAATATACTCATCAAGCTCCTAATAAGGCTAGCTCGAGTATTACTTGAGATAGCTGAGGAGAAATACTGTTATGGGTCTCCTGACTCAATTAGTATCACTCACGTTAAGTGAGGCCGGGAATCAGGTTTCGACTTGTTTTCCGGGTAGTTCGCCAATTGTTTTGGTTACGGACATCATCAATGAAATTAAATCAGTTCTAACGGTCTCAAATGATCCGTTGGTTCCTGCAGAAGTTTCACCTGACGTGTCCAAAATTGTGAAGTATGTCACTTCAACAGGTCGTCATCGTTCAATCTTGTTGCCAGAATATGGCACAGGAATTATTGACTTTGAACCTGAAAACATAACCACATTGACAGCCATACACAACCATGCTGAAAGCCTTCGAGGGGACATTAGTGGGATTTATTCCACATTGTTTCCAACGAAGACACTCAATGCATCGGAAGCGAAAGCTATTTATTGGTCTGTCGTATATCTTATTGTGACATATCTGAGCAATAATGATTCTGGTGTCCTGACCACAGATCTTGAGGCTATGTTTATTCCCGCAAATTAATTATTGGGATTATTCATAAGATCAAGAAATATGGATTATGGGGAGGGGGATGTAGAAATACATTCCCTTAACCATACATTCTAAAAAGGAACAGGAATCATGGCGAATCTAGGAGCATACAGTATCGACGAATTAGCTGCTTTTGAGCATAGTCGTCATAGGTACAAAGAGGAGTATGAACATACATCCTCGCTAAAATATGTTCTAGTTGATCGGGGACGTTTTACACCTGCAGAAAACTCATGGTCTTTCGACTATTGCGGTTCTACAGGAAACGGACGACTTGAATCATCTCGATCCTTTCGTTATTTAAGTCACATGATCGAAACCTACAAACAGCACGGAAACAACAAAAATTTCGTGCAATATTTATATCATCGATCGGTGAAAAGGACAGAAAGTGGACTAGGTCCAGGTCTAAACCTACAACCTATCCGAAGTTCTTACAATGCTATTATGTATTGTATTAATCGGAGACGTCGTACGACAAGATGCGTAGATTACGCATCCGGGCCTATGTCATTACCCAATTATTATATCCCTAATTATAAGAATACAACGACCTTCTATTCCGGTTATGCCGCGAATGCAGTAACTGCATGTAAATATATGTGGTTAGCCAATCTTCACACTGATGCAGCGCCTGTTGGCACTGACACCTTTGAGATGATTGATGAAGGTCCGGATATGATAATGGGAGCAGTCGGATGGCTGCGACAAGGAAAGGCAACCATAGCCGAAGGAATCAATCAAATGAGGAATTCTGGTGACGGTTCTCTCCTTTCAAAAATACAAGAAATCCATGCGACAGCAATGCGAACTATTGGCTACGATCCAAGAGTTGATCAAGCGTTAACAGCGTCGGGTTTACCTGACAATGTAACGAATGAGGTACTCAAGGAGCGTAGAAAAGAGTATCGCAAAGCAATATCGGGTAAGATTGTTGCATTCAATTTAGGTGTAGCACCCTCTATCGCTGGTTTAATTGACCTAATGTCAATTTCTAGCGTTATCCAGGAACGTTTTAATAAAATACGACGTCTTCTGGAAGGAGGAACGGTAAGCGCCAATGTTATATATGTTAATGCGCATAAACCGGCTAATGCTTGGACCTATTGGACGGAACTGAATAATAACAATTATGTGCTTTCTTCAGTAAATGGCACAGAACGATATTGGTTAAGTACCGTCGATTACAATGCTGTAACAACGGCAACGGTTAAAGCAATACCTAATTCCATGTGGAAGGATGATCCCGATTTCTGGATGCTATTAAATGCATACGCAGAACATTTCGGTTGGTTTGATCCAGTACTGTCAAAAGTTCAAGGCTTACCATTTTCATGGCTCCTTGGGACAGTAGTACCATACGAAAACCAACTTTTATCTCGTCATATGGATCCTTTCTGTTCTTATGATATACTAGAGCATACATTTTTCAGCTCTATTAAAACTATTAATCGCTGGAGCATAGCAACAGCGGAAGGAATCGATAAAGGGCCAATTGTTTATGAAGATACGGTGTATCGACGCACTAATGGCCAACTAACCGATCAAATCATGTATTATCAAAGACTGCCATCATCTGGTGGTCTAGCAATTACCGTAGGAGCTTTGGGCTACGCTATTTCAAAGTAAGTGTAGTACCAGAAGGGATAACAGCTATTATGCAACTCCAATATGAATTCCCTGTCCTAGACTATCAAGATCACGACATAGTCGGATCAATGCTAAGTCTCGCGAAGGATCTCGATGAGAGAATCCTAGGAATCGGACAGGAGTTACGTAAGCTTGCCTTCGATAATCTTGTTACTCGAGGTGGATATTATAAGTCGTATGACCAATTTATAAGTCGATACGCGATCTTTCCATCATCGGATATCAAGAATGATAATAACATTCTGGACTATCTTTTTACGTCAGTACATAATGGTAGTATTAATAAGACGGTTTTACCCGCATTAACTACATTCGCTGCGTATACAAAGAAGTTAGTAGGACGGAATTACACAGGTGTAACTACAATGTCCGACTTAAACACTGTGCTTCAACAAGAAGCAAACATTATTCAGTCTTTTCCTGATGTCATCTGTGTTACAGGGGAACTAATGACTGGATATCTCACAAAAGACAAACTAAAGAATCGATTTCATGAAATACTCGGAAAAATTAACGAGCATCCATGTATTTTTGGGCCAGGTTCGTCTAGATGTGAATATAAAAGTAGATCTATTGCAACACTGGCTGAAAAAGTCAATGATATATCAGGATTGGACCTTCCATATCCTTTTCGTAATTCAGCATTTAGATCTATGTCGGACACTTATCATTCGGAGCATAATCCCTCTGGAATTTATCCTGAAATTAGGGATGTTGGAGAATATTCGATATTAAAACATCGGAACGTAGCTATGTTTGCAAAAGTGCCAAAAGATATAAGGGGAGATAGATTTATTTCTATTGAACCATCATCTTTAGCATATGTGCAACAAGGTGCGAGATTCCTCCTTATTGAAAGAATGAAAGAACAATCATTCTGGTCGGATATCAACATCTTTGAAGGACAACAGTTCCAACAGAATCGTCTTAAACAAGACGCTCGGGCAGCAACTATTGATCTTAAGGATGCTAGTGAATATATTTCATTAGCTATACTTGACCTTTTACCGGACGATTGGAAACAATTACTCCTTAGCGCTAGATCTCATAGCATGATATTTAGTATCATGGAAAATAGAGAAAGCATGGAGTTTGTCGTAAATTTGCGAAAATTCGCAGGTCAAGGAAATGCAGTTGTATTTCCTCTTCAAACTTTATTCTTTTATCTACTCCTAACTACAGCTGACTACTATCATAATCGTACTGGCAAACGCCAGAAACAACCTAAAGTGTCAGTCTATGGGGATGATATTATAATTCATGAGAATTATGTCCAAACTGCTTCATTAATATTAGAGGCAGCAGGTTTACGCGTTAATAAACGAAAAAGTTTCCGATTCCCATTTAGAGAATCGTGCGGTTTAGATCTTTTTGAGGATATGGATATAACTCCACTTCGCAGAAAATTTGGAACTCCAAAAACTTCTGGCGAAATATCCGCAATAACTGGACCGATGCTTGAGCATATACGAAGAGCAAAAGCTCGTGGTTTGAACCACTTAGCTGAGTATCATGAGAGTCAATTAACACAGCTAACGAAAAAACTAAAATCTAGGTTTTTTATACCTAGGCTCTCCAGTGACATCTACCCAAGTCTTCCTGCAACGATAGCAGAAATGCTTCAGATGCAGCCAATAAGATTTCACTTCAATAGTCAGGATTGGGAAATTCAAATATCCCAAATAATACTAAAGCCAAGTGAATTAAAGTATAGAAAAACTGATTTATCAGTTTATCCTGATAGATTACTCCTAACTTTATTGTATATGGATAATCGAATAAAAGAAGAATATGACGCTCTGTCGTTTGGCAGGATTGTTCAAAGAACAAGTCTGTCAGAAGTTAAGAGTGCTCAGAAATCTTGGGTATCACTGAGCAATTTCATTGATATCAATGCAAGAGTAGAGCAGTTTATGAGTATGTTTGGCCTCTCAGTCAAATGTGCTCTTGGCTGTCTTTTTTGTAAGGAACTCAATGAAATTATTGGACAACGGTTACACGAATGTAATGTAAAGACCCAAAATTGGTGTCCTATAGGATGTTCATGTCCGTTGCGTAAGTACGACGAATTGGGGTGGGTACAGCAATAATATGCTGTTCTGTGATTTGATCACAGG